GTGCCGCCTGAAGCAACAGGGAGGCCACCTGTCTACCACATATACATTCCGTGTCAAACGTGACAGCCAGTACGGCTTGGTCCAGGACAAGGTCTATAGTCGCCGACACCACACAACCATCCCCCAACTCCATGTTCAGCAGCTGACCAACCACCACTTCTGTCGCCCCATCTCGTAACTGGCCACATGTGGTCTCCAGGCTGTCCATAAACTGGGGCCAACTTGGTTCCGTCTGCTTACCAAATGCCAAAGACCCCTTCAGAGTCTGCACCGCAATGTAAGCCTTCCACTTTAGTATGTCATCAGCCAATGGGGTGAGTTGCTGCATCCACCCACCGATACTATCACCACTCAGGCACTGTATTGCTAGCTGTTGGATTAGCTTCTCTGTAGCACCACCACGCTGGAGCACGTTGGAGCGCTGTGGCACGGGTGATGCGATGAGTTCACATGGCACCGTTTGCCACAGGAGCACCCGTCCCAGAGTCCCGTACAGCACGTTCCCCCTACCAAACTCCGCTTCAAAGTTGGAAAGAGCTTCATCAAGACTTATCAGACGCCCACGTGTGGATACTGTCGGTGGAAGAGGTAAATCGGTGCGGCAGTCGATATGGTCGAGCACAGGACGCAAGAACCTGCTTAGCACACGTGACCGTTCGTTGCCACCCACCACAAACGCACCCCCTGTCTGTGACATGGTGAGGTACAGCGAGTCCTGTGCTCTGGAGCAGGCCACATAGAGTAAACGCCGCTCCTCCTCCACCTCCTCGTCTGTCTTGGACCATGGGCTCGGGATGCTCCCCTCACAGCAGCCGGCCACCACCACAACACCAAACTCCAACCCCTTGGACTGGTGGATGGTGCCCACATGGATTAAGCTGCAGCCGTTGTTCTGGTGGAGGCTACACTCACCAAGCCCTGCTGCGTCCAGAAAGTCAAAGAATGTGTCAAAACTGCTAAGCATTGCAAGCACTTCCGCAATGTCGTCCGCGTAGCGGTCCACGTTTACATAGTTTTTGTACGCCACCTTCACAAGAGGCACCATGACCTTAAACGCGACGGCACCCACTTGCTTCACGTACGCTCTGTACGCCCCATCCTCTCCCGACTGAATGGCACGCAGTGCATGTACCACCGAGTTCAGCTCACAAAGAACATGTATCACACTTGCCGGGAGATGCTCTTGGGGCAGATCCATCAACCCCCCAATAAAACTGACTCCACATATTTGAGTTGCTTTAGCCCACAACTCGGTTGCTTTTGCCTTCCCCACACGGGGCATAAGCTGCAGCACGGACAAAACCACAAATTGTGGCGGCATGGTCACCATACACATGCGCAGAAAGCTCACAACGTCGCGTACGTGGGACTGCTCGAACAGTGACTTCCCCTTCAGCACGGAGTGCTGCACGTGTGCTTTAAATAGCGCGGCCTGCATGGCGTCGCTCCCGCGGTTAGTGCGGAACAGGACGGCACATGTTTTACCCTCCGTACGCAGCTGGCCACAGAGCTCTGCAATAAACTCCAGTTCTTGACGTGCGGTGGGTAGGCTGTACAGGCGTGGGGTCGTCCCTAAAGGGCGGGTGGACATGATTTGCTTTGGAATGCGGATGGCGTTGTACTCAATAATGGCTTGACACAGGGCCGCGATCTCAGGGGTGCTCCGGTAGTTGGCCTCCAGCATATACTCTGCCGCGCCAGGAAACAAACTCGAGAAGGCGTGAATGTGCCGGATCTCACTCCCACGAAACCCATAAATGCTCTGACAGTCGTCACCCACCGCCACCACGTGGGTGCCCTGACACGCAAACGCCAGCGCAATGGCCGTTTGCACCTCGTTGGAGTCCTGCATCTCGTCCATGATGAAGTACCGCATGTCCGCGTGCATGTCGTCAGATAAACCCGAGTTTAGAAACTCTAGCCACATGTGCAACAGGTCGTCAAAGTCCACCAAGTGGTTCTCCGCCTTGTAGCGTTCAAAGTGGGCAAAGCCTCGCGCCACCACCGTGGCAGGTATGGAGGTGACCCCGCGCTTCAGGATGGCGGGTGGTGTGCCTGGGTCCACAACCAGTCTCGACTTAGAGTACGCGTTGGCAAGCGCCTTCGCCTCGGTGGCCCATGCCACATTTTGCTGCACCAGGAACCCCTTGTGCACCTGCAGCATTTCGGGCGCGGACGCCCACACAGAGACCTCACCATGCCCCATGAGCCCAAACTGGTACTGCCGCAGAAACTTTAAAGCCAGACCATGGAAGGTGCCGCAGTGGATATGTTGTGCACGCTCGCCCACCAGAGCGGTCAGCCGGTGCTTGAGTTCTTGTGCCGCCTTGTTGGTGAACGTGGTGACCACGATGGACTCTGGTTTCACCCCACTAGAGATGTGGAACGCACACTTAGCCACCATGGTGGCGGTCTTGCCTGCGCCGGGCCCAGCGAGGATGCGCATGTGTTGGTTTGACGTCGTGACACACACGGCTTGTGCAACGTCCATCACCAGTTCCCGCCCGTCAGACATGTGCAGGGTGGTGCTGGCAGGCGACAATATCTTAATTTCATCCTCACATACTTGCAAAGCCATTGATTGTTAAAGCAGGAAGGAGTAAAAAAATTGCAGGGAGACGACCTTATTACCGGCGTCAATAAGCGGAACACAAAATGTGCACCAGACCACCAATTCATGTTCTTCCTGGGGTCATGAAAGCGGTGGTGGTCTGGTGTTACTAGTTCTGGTGGTGGCCTGGGTGTTACCATGTCAACCGTGCTGCCGTTTTCACCATCACACGACAAAAATGGACACCAACAGCACGAGTATTGGCTATAGTTTTTATTAATTTCAAAAGGTGACGGTAAGTCACATCCATAACAAATGTGGCCAATAAACTGACGTATGTTGGTCCCACAAAAAGTTGACTTCGTTTTACAGAACATGCACACAGTATCGAGATCTGGATCCACCATCTTCATTCCCTTCATTTCCATTGAGAATTGAAGTGCGTTTTGGTGCTTGTGACATGAACCACAAATAAAAGTTTCTTGACATTGAAATTCCGCACCCCAAAAAATAACGGGGCACCACTGGCACGACTGTACCCAGTAAGGATGGTGACGGTCCGTTCGGTCATCGAACGGACCGTTGTAATAATATAATGACATGTGAAATAATATAATGACATGTGAAATAATATAATGACATGTGAAATATTCCAGGTCGTTATTTTCCTGAAGACAAACGGTCTGGTGATGTGTTGATTTCCCTGGGCTTAGGCCTGGACGATGTCCGGGCCAAGTGTTTAAACCACCCACCGCGCCGCGTTGTAGACAATGACGAAAATGAATTAAAATATGCTAAATAAAAGAAGACTATCAAACACCGAGCATGGACTCCTCAATTCGTTTGTGTGCTGATTACGAAGAAGGCATGACGGAGTTTTCTGACACCATACGTGCAGCCCAGTCCACAATTTACTACTCCACATTTCTCTGCAACCCCGACCACCAACTCACAGGGCAACCGAAAGGTGTGACTATCACCACTCTCTTCACTGATGCTGCTAACCGTGGAGTTCAGATTTTTATTTTATTTAACCCCGAAACTCGGTACGGAAACCTAAAGCCGGCTGATTTTTTGGCCAAGTTCCCGGCTGGGGTCCGATTGCGTGCCGTGCACGGCTCTGGGAAGCTTCACCCTATTTCTAAACTCATCTCCAAAAACGAAAAGTACTCAAACCACCACCAAAAGTACATGTGTGTTGATGGCACACGCATGCTGGTCACAGGCTGTGACATTGACTCTGACCGCGCCGGGTGGCTCACACTCAACTCCAGTGGCTACTACTGGCACGAGTTCTTGATGTCTGTGCCATGCACGCCCGACATGTACTCCTACGTACAGCGCAATTTCGAGGCGATCTGTGACCCACCACCACCGCTGACCATGGGGAAGTCTGAGCACGACCTGATGGTTGGCATGATACGTGGTGCCAAGCATTTTATCCATCTTGAATCCCAGATCTGCTCCACCGCTGACTCCACCAAAAACAACATCTTTGGTGCACTGGCTGAGCGGCTTGCCCAAGCCCATAAAAACCCGTCCAGTGACCGCTTCTTCTGTTTTATGCTGACCAACCTGCGCCAAGTCGACGAGTCCAAAACAGTGGACTGGATGATGCGACAGGACGTGTTGTGGTCGCGCCGCTACCTCCGCCAGGCGTGCAAAGCACTGGACACACCGTGGACATTTGTACTGGACCGGGTGTTCATGGGCACTCTGCAGGTGGGGGACATCCACGTTAAGGTGCACTCCAACATACTCATTCAGGACGGGCGCGCTCTTCTCAGGACATCATCTAACCTGTCTGACAGGAGTATGAGCGACCGACCGTGCGACACTGAGCTGGGTATTGTGATAAACAACCCGCATGTGGTGTCGCAGTTTCAGCAGAAACTATTTACCCGATACTTGGGTGGTGAAACCCCGCGCTCGCCGTGGGCTTTTTTTAAGGCGGTGAGGGAACAGAAGAGCGACACGTACCTCCCAAAGCCCATTCGTTTAAGCGTCGGTGATGGTGAAAAGACGAAGGTACCAGACCAAATCGTAAACTTACTTATGGACGCCATTCACAAGCCCAAAGTGTTTGGTGGAAAAGAACTAATTGTGTGGGAAGTAGTCGAAGTTAAACGCAAACACAAGAAAAATTGGTATAAACACCCTGCAGTTGTAACTTTGTTTATTGTGGTGGCAATACTTGTTGCAGCGGTACTGTTATGGTGGCTACATGGGACATCGGCGCCGGCAGTGCTACTGGAGAATACAGTCCCCATTGTTTCGGTTGGGCCTCTGAGTTGTAGCACCGGGACTGTTAACCCGCCTCCTGTCGTTGCATTGTAGGTGCTGTACGTGCATCTCTTCAAACCCGGATCTCTCAGATCTGTTGGAGGTGGAGCTGCTGTCAACTTGTTGTTGCGGTGGATGAGGAACTGGCATAACAGCTTGACTAAACTCAGCCCACCCGTTTTCGTCATCGAACTTAAACTCGAAGAAATCACTGGAGCTTGTTGTACCCCCCTCATCATTCTTGTCGTCATCGTCGCCTCGGTGTCTTTCGTCCGCTGAGGAGATACCGTCGGTGTCGGAGTCGCTCAACCCACCATGAAGATGGAGTGCCATATTACCAAGCGCCACTGGCTTGGGTGCCGTCAACGCCCTGAACCCATCATGGGGACTTTCAAAGATTGTTTTAGTTGGTGCAGACATGGCTCGTGACCGTGTCCGAAGTTGTTGTGAACATGTGACCGGGGGGCCTGGAATAGAAATGGGGATGGACGCGCAAGGTGTAATCAAGTTGGACTGACGGCGTTTTGACCGTTTCTTCTTTTTTTTATCACTTCCACCACTAATTTGGGTGATAAACGCGTCAATATGGTGCACTATCTCGTCAAGAGCACTGGGTGAGGCGGGTTGTTGGTGGAACGGTGCAGTTGCGTCAACTCGCGTGTACGGGATGTGTGCGCGGTTCAACCAGCTGTCGTGTATATCTCGCAGGTCCTCTTGGTACTTGGTAGTTACAGTGGACTCGCCGACACGGCCTCGTGACCTCATTCGGTGCATGGCCACCTTCAGTGGCACCTCCAACAGCACTATTCCATCAATTGTTGGTACGTTGAGGATCCCAATATCAAAGTGTTGACGCAGTAGTGTCAACTCCGTATTTTTAATGTTACCGGCACGGTGGTGCATAGTGGCAAAACACTCCATGTCTGAAAACCACGAACGCTCCAAGATCAACAACACCTGACGGTTGTCGGCGTGTGACTGGTGCATGGCATGGTGCATAGCTTGGAATCGGGTATGCATGCAGTGCAGCTGGAATGGGAAGGCGTAGCGGTCTGGCTGCTGGTAGTATAGCTCCAGAAGGTTCTCACCACCCACATTTTGCCACTCGCCCACCGGCTCCTCCACAACAAATAGCGCGTACTTGTGTGCAATGTGAGAGTTGCGAAGGGCGGAGAGCAAGGCGCTCTTCCCCACAGCAATACCACCTTCCAGTGCCAGGACAATAGGGGGCTTTTGTTCTGCCACCATTGAGTGGTGGGTGGTGGTGGGGTGAAGTGGACACGTTTGTATGCTGGCAGTGAGATTTGTAACTTTATTACCACTGGTAGTCATTCCACCACGGAACGTGTTGTTGTGAATATTGCAAATGTACCAGGGTGTCCATCGATCTTTCAATGCGTCCCATCTGCGCCAGCCCTACAGCCAGGGCAACCATGCACAAAAACACCAGGAAAAGTAACAAGAGAAGCACGTTAGTGTTGTCGGAGAGGCGCGGAGGCGGTGGAGGGTGGTAGTAGTAGTACTCCTCAGTGGGGTATACAGGAGGAGGAGGATGAAGAGGCATCACAGCGTACCCGTCTTGGTCATATTGGGCACGGTGCATATCCCTCTTCTTTCTCAACAACACAATAAAAATTTGAAAACTTTTTGAACCGTCATAATTATTTTATTGGGGACACACATTTCTACATCACTTTCGCAAGATTGGTTTATGGAAACGAGCGGCTAATAGTGACGAACTGCAGACACAACTGCCCGTATCTTTGGTACAGCCGCTCTCACATGTCATCGGGAACTGCAGACCTAAACATCGAGGACGGCCCGGCACGTCCACACAGTCTTGACTGCTGGAGCAAAACCGGTATTGCTCAGACCAGAGTGGCACGTTTTCATAATATAGGGAGCGGCGACCACTATACACGCTGGGGTACCCACCCACAGGAACGGGTTTGTACAGACAAGACATTTTACATCACAACTTTATTTTTTTTTCAAAAAAAGCACACTGAAGCATCTTCCTCATTGTCACATCCTTCTAGTTCTTCTTCTTCTCCTCCTCGTCCCACAGACCTCAATGGTACTGGAGGTCGTGGCAGGGTGCGCTGGCAGTGGACGTAGATGCACTCCAGCATGTGGTGAGTGATAACGTTATAGTTGGGCTGCCCAGTGGGACCGAGCGGCAGTGGACTGATATACTGTGCATCAATGTGGAAGTTTGTGGCAGGTTTGCCATGTGTCTGGGGAAGATGCAACAGTCGACCCCTAACGACGACGTAGTCGCCCACCGAGAACGAAAGCTCGGGAACAGGTCGCATTGGGATGGACTCATCCCCCGCGTCCTCCTCCTCCTCCTCCGCCGTCACATCACCCCCATCCTCGCCTCTAACACGAAAGTACTTGAGTACAGCAATACTACCTGTGCTATCATCCAACATAACTACAAGAGGTCCTTGGGTTGGTTTAATTTTGAGCACTTTCCCAACCAGTTTGACGCCTGTGATGCAAACACCGTCGGTGTGTGTGGTGAACTCTCCAAGCTTCTCAGGGTGGGGTTTGTGTTCACACCGCCGAACCTGGGCAATGGTCAAGGGAGACAGGCTGTAACCATCCATTGGCCAAGTTTATAATTGTGAGTAAATGCCAGTATGAATTTAGATTCCTGGGAGCTCCCAAAATACACACCACCGTGTCACCAGGGAAAAGTGGATGTCGCTGTTGTTACCATTGTGTCTCGGCGTGGTGGGCGTTCACAGAGCCTGGGTGGTCGGACCGCACCAGCCGGTCTGCTACAATACAAGTTCAGTCATGATGAATTTGAAAAAATGTTCTTGAATGCCAAAGCTTTTTGCTTTTAGATGAAAATGCTACATCCTTCTAAAATCAAAAACTTGGTGTTTTCGGGTGGGGGTCAACGGGGATTCGCATACATTGGCGCCCTTCACGCTCTGGTAGACAGGGGGCTGGTGCTCACCCAGCTGCAAGGTGTGGGTGGCACATCCATTGGGGCGCTAATGGCACTGCTTGTCGCTATCGGGTTCTCACCGGCTGAAATGGCCTTTCTTGTGGCCCGTCTTGACATGCACAAATTAATTGATTTTAACCTTACCTCCCTCACACGCGACTACGGCATGGACGATGGTGTGAGAGTCAAGAAGCTGCTTCGGTCATACCTGCACAATAAGGGCTTTGATCGGGGGACAACCTTTTTACAGCTACACAACGCCACCAGCATGCAGCTCCTAATAGTGGGTTGTAACGTCAACGAGTATACGGAGCATGTGATGGACCACAAGCGGACCCCCCACATGTCTGTGGTGGACGCGTGTGTTATGTCCATGAGCCTGCCCCTACTATTTTCACCAATGCGCCAGGGTGACTGTCTGTATGCGGACGGTGGTCTGGTTAACAACTTTCCGATGGAGTACTTCCCATCAGAGTCCACCTTGGGGATGCGCCTGCGGTGGGGTGTCGCCTTCCGCCTCAGTAGTTTGGACCAATTCTTGGCCCGAATAGCGTACTGTGCTCTTGGACAGGGTGAGTACATCCAGTGGCTAAAGCTGGACGACCAACACAAGGCAAACACGGTGACAATTGAAGTGGGTGATGTGTCCACCGTCAATCTGCGCATGTCCAAGGACCACAAGAAGCTGATCATTAAAAAGGGGTGGGAGGCGCTGGAGGAAGCACTTCTGGAGCCACCGGAGAAGCTGGTTCAACAGTTGGTGAAGACCACACTATGTCAACTGGTGCGGTCACTACTGGACAAGGACAATGATAAGGACACTGCCACGGACACTGTAGAATAAGTGCTTCTCCTTCTTCTACCCAATAAAACACAGACCTTCACCCATACGCACCTTGGTGTGGTTAGTAATAAAGCACGGGTACATCAACATACCTTTACCCAGAAGACCCAGTGGTGGCTCTTTTAATAACTCCGGGTTTAACCGGACACACGCTTCCTCTTCAAGTTCCCGGAGGGCAGCCTGTTTTGTGGTTTCCCCT